ATGACTGGTACGTCTGTTGGCGCGTCCGCGCTCGCCCCTACCCCCAACACCTTCAATTTCGAATCCCATGCGGTCCGCGTTGTCATGCGTGACGACGAGCCGTGGTTCGTTGCAGCCGACGTCTGCCGCGCGCTGCAACTCACGAATCCGACCAAGGCGCTTCTTTCCCTCGATGCTGACGAGAAAGCCCTAACTTCAATTCAGGGCTTATCCCGGGGAAACGATCAGGCCAACGTCATCAGCGAATCCGGCATGTACACCCTCGTCCTGCGCTGCCGAGACGCCGTGAAGCCCGGCACCGTGCCGCACCGCTTCCGCAAGTGGGTCACGTCCATCGTCCTGCCCGCCATCCGCAAGACCGGCCAGTTCACGGCACAACCGTGCATCGACGATGCCCCCGCCGCCGCCCGCACACCCGCCGACCTCGCCAGCCTCTACCCCGCCGACGTCGAGCGCGCGCTGCAACTACTCAACAAACACATCTACCAGGCAGACCGCTACACCGGCATGCTCATCGTCCTGCAGGACGACGAAGCCAAAGAACCCGTCGTCATCTCCGCCGGCAGCTATCGGCACAAGCGCGCCCGCGCGCTGACTGACTTTGCGCGCGCGTCGGTGCAGATTTCGGATTTGATTGAGGCGGGGGTGTAGGGGGTGGGATGGGGCTCGCATCGCTGGGCGAGTGGCGGCGGTGCGGGTTGTTGGGGTAATGCTACTTCACCCAAAAGAACAAGACGGACGCATCCACTGCATGCCGCGGCTGACACAAGACAGTGCACCGCGCCGACCGGCCCGGAGCCGAGTGCAGATCACACGGTAGCTTTACATCTTGGCAGATTTACTTGCCAAAACCAGAACCCTGCTTGACAATCTGTCTGTCATGATTGACAGACAGCCCCATCACCGTTGCCTAATCTTATGCTTTCCTCTACCGCCGACCTCATCGCCTTTGCTGAGGCCGCCATGTCCGCCGACTACGATCGCATCCGCCAGGTCGGACAGCGGCTGTGTAAAGAATTGGCAACTCAGGACGCCGAAGCGGCAAGGCTGTTGAAGCAAGCGATTGGCCGCAAGGGTGTACCCCTCCGTGCGGCGGGATACACGGAAGCACTGCCCGTGGATAACAAATCCCGCCTTCCATTGCTGGAAGCGCATGAGTTGCCGGACGCCCCCATTTTTTTGGACGAACAAGGAAAGGCAGCCTTTGACGCCTTCTTGGCCGACGCAACAAACTTCGACAAGCTGGTCGCACGCGGAATCGCCTCGCGTCTTGCCTTGATGCTCTCCGGCCCTCCAGGGACTGGCAAGACGCTTTTAGCTGGTCACATAGCGGCTCATCTCGGACGGAAACTGTATGTGGTCCGCTTGGATTCGGTCATCTCGTCACTGCTTGGTGACACCGCCAAAAACATCCGAGGTATTTTTGATTTCGTCGCCGGCAAGAACGTCGTCTTATTCCTCGACGAATTAGATGCCATTGCAAAGATGCGTGACGACCGTAACGAATTGGGTGAATTGAAACGGGTCGTCAATACAGTCATTCAAGGAATCGACTCACTGGAACCGAGTAGCGTGGTGATTGCAGCAACAAATCACGCACAAATGCTTGACACAGCTATCTGGAGGCGTTTTCCTTACAAAATCTCCTTTGGCATGCCGGATTGCCAACTGCGAGAGGCATTATGGTTCCACTTTCTCGGAGATGACTCTTCTTATGAGGTCGCTTCGCGAATGCTTGCGCTGTTATCGGAAGGACTCAACGGTGCGGATATTCAGCAACTGGCGCTCGCAGCTCGTCGGTCAGCGGCACATAAGGATGAGAGCATTAATATGTGGAATCTCGCGTGCTCGGTCATGCGCCGGCCGCTAGGCACTGTGACCAACGGTGACGTATCTGTTAGTGACAAGCGACGGTTAATCGAAGTACTCGCCCAAGAGCATGGTGTTCCGAAGGCCGAGATTGCGAGGTTCCTTGGCGTTACTCGCCAAGCCATTTCACCTTATCTAAAGCCCACAGAAGATGGCAACTAACGCTCGGCCGGTTCTAAATCCTGTTCTGACGTTAAAGACTGACCCCCGCCCACGCTCGGTCACGGGAGGCGGACTTAATGAGACTGACATTCGGACGGAACGCCTTGAGCAACAACGCGTACGCATAGCGGACCAACTCCGAGAAATAGCAACTGCTCCCCATACGCTTAACGCTGGATTCCTGCTTGTCGTCGTCGGAATGTTCGAGGACTCCCTAGCTCCCAGCTACACTCCTTCTGTCATTTTCAACGATGGGGACCGTTCAAAGCTTATTGCCCCCGTCCCCAAAGGCTATTTGGTTCAGATCCGCCGGGACGCATGCGAAGCCTTGGCGTCCTACATCGAGTCCACAACCCGCATAGAAGCGCGAGCGATAATTTCGAGAATCGAGCGGGTAGAGACGATGTTCACTTCGCCTCTTGCAGGCGGGCAGGACTTCGACGCGCTGTGGAACGCCGCTGCGGTACGCGATGGCAATTCACGAATTTTCACCGCTTGGCTGGCCCCGTTCTTCGACGCTGCGGCACGCACGAGTGTGACGACGTTCGTTAACGACCTGCACAGTCGTCAGCGGATTCAATCGCTGTCTAATCTCATCGGAATCACACGCGAGCCGGGGTCCGACACGGACCAACTGCAAGTTCAAACTGCACCCGCCTCTTTGAGCGTCGCTAGGGCGACACGCGCATACCGACAAGCGCCGTTCACGCAGTTCGAATTTGTCGCTGATGACGTTCAGGTACTTCGGGACCTGATTGCTGCTGGCGCAGTCTTCCGCATCGATCCGGTCGGCCCGGTCGCTGCTGCGGTAACGCCGCGGGCGCCCGACCCAGATCGGCCGATCCCAGACGAGCAATGGCAGCCAATCGTCGGGATCGTCGACGGAGGCCTATTCGCGAGAAGCTATGAACCAATGGTTGCATGGCGCGCACCGTCGCTAGTCGCTGACGTTGCAGCAAATCGCAAGCATGGCAATCAAGTTACATCGCTCGTCGTACAAGGGGCCGCATGGAACACTCATCTTGCGATCCCCGATCTCGTTTGTCGGGTTGGCATCGCGCAGTCCATCGCCAATGAGGACAGCACGGGAGCGACATCAGTTGAGCTAGAGAGCTATTTGCGGGCGGTCATTGGACGCCATAGCGGTGACACAAAGGTTTGGAACATGTCGTTCAGCGAACCAGTTAAGGGCGACCGCCCCTTGTTCATGAGCCGGTTGGGACATGGCCTTCACAAGATTGCGCGTGAGTTCGGAGTGTTGCCAGTCGTCGCAATCGGCAATCACGCCCCGGAGAATTCCGTAAGGCTGTGTCCGCCCGCAGATTGCGAAGCAGCATTAACCGTCGCCGGACGGCAACCTAGCCCGAACGGCGAGCCGGGATCGGAATGCACAGTTAGTTTGCCCGGCCCAGGGCCGGAAGGACTATTCAAGCCAGAGGTGTCATGGTTTTCACCCCTGAGAGGCCTTGGGGGTGAAACTCTGACAGGATCCAGTTATGCCACTGCAATCACCTCGGCGCTTGCAGCCCATACGTTCCACAATCTTAGAGAGCCCACACCTGATCTCGTTCGAGCTCTTTTAATCAACGCATCCGAGCGCGAGACATTCCACCACAGACTTGGATGGGGTACCCCGTATCAGAACGACCGCCTGCCATGGGTATGTGCCGAGGGAAGCGTGACCTTGGCGTGGACTGCTAGTCTTGCAGCGGGCTTCTGGCACTACTGGGACGACATTCCTATTCCTCCCGAGTTTGTGCATGAGGGCAAACTCCGAGGCCGTGTTGCGTTGACCGCCATCTTGGACCCGTTGGTGTCGGAACTCGGTATGGCTAACTATTTTGCCACGCGCGTACAAGTTGCCCTCCAGTATCGAAAACCGGACGGCAAGGTTGGAAGTCTCGCCGGAAGTATGCGAGAGGACCGCGCAGCCGAAACAGAGGCACGAGCGTCGTTGGGTAAGTGGAACCCTATCCGCCATCACGTGAAGCACGTCCGAAACGGATTAGCTTTTAGCGGGAGCACTTTGCGTGTGTGCGCGCGAATCTTTCCTCGCGACCTCTACCAGTTCGGATACTCCGGCAACGCGGAAGTACCGCCGAGCAACGTCGCATTTGTTCTATCGCTGACCGCACCCAGCGATTACCCAGGCCGCACGTCCATTTATAACTCCCTGGTCGCACAGTTGGGCAACTACGTCGAAAGCGCTGTCACCGATGTCGATATCAATGTTCAGCAGTAGCGCAGCATGTGACTCTGGCCCGCTCCCTCCCCTGCAAATACCTCAGTTTCTCCGCATCCCGCTCCGCTCCTGCGAAGAGATCGACAAGATCCGCCGCATCGTCTCCAGATAGCTCACATCGGCCGGCGGCTCCATCGCCCAGGCCGCGCCGGGCTGATCTTCACCTGCGCCGGCGCCGGCGTCGGGCTGGCAACGGGCGCGCACTGACATCCGTACATCACCAGCAGCAAGAGCGCGCTGCAGGCGCGTGTTTTCAGCGGTGGCACGTTGCATCTCCGAGAAATGGGTACGGTCGAGCGCGTCGAGCTGGTCGGTAAGCTGCCGGTGCTTTGCCAGCGCAGCCTGCAGCGCCGTCACGACGGTATCGACGGCGGTCTGGCGCTCGATGGCGTGGTCGCGTTGGATCTGCGCGATGGCGGTTTCGTACCGGTTGGCCTGCCAGCCCCACGCGGCTGCTGCAGCCACCGCTGCCACTGCCAGGAGCCGGACGATTGCGAAGTTCATTGGCGTTGCCTTGTCGGATGATGTACGTGACCCACAGCCCCGCCACCGCCAGCACGCAGTGCAGTTGCACGGTGGCGATGTCCCGATGGGCGTGGAGCGAGGCGGCGGCGCTGCCAAGCGCGCACAGGGCCACGGCGCACAGCAGCAGCGCCCCGCGCAGCCCGTGCGGAATGGCCTGCGTGAGCGCAGACCACGCCGCGCCCGCGCAGATGGCCACGAGCGCCACGATGTCGATGGCGGTCAGCACGTCGTTTTGGGTGAGCGTCATTCCTTGCGGCCTCCTGTCCAGCGTTGGGCCGCTTGTTGCAGCCAGTCGTGCACCAGGCGCCGCAGCGCCGGAAGCTCGCCGTATGCGTAGCCGACGATGGTCAGCCCAAACACGCCGGCGATAAACTTGACGGCATCCGACACCAGCCCCGCCGGCACTTGCCACAAGCCAATGACGCCGTTGCCGAGGTAATGCGCGCACACAACGCCCAGCAGCAGCGAAGCCACACGCTGCACAGGCGTGCCCGGGATGAACCGCAACGACACCAGCGCTCCGGCTGCGCTCGGCAGAATCGTGTCCAACACGCGCAGCAGCGCGCCCCAACCTGTTGGCTGTGCCATCTATGCTCCCAATGCTTGTTTGGCGACCGCCCAGCGCGCGCGGCGGGGCTCTGCGCCTTCCATGGCGGGGCCGTTGATGCGGCGCGTGATTTCGTCGAACTTGCCGGCGTCGGCCAGCTTGCCCAGCCCGAAGGCCCACCAGTACCAGCCGGCGGAGAGCGCGGCGGTGTCGTCCCGCTCGAGCAGCTCGGGGCACGCAACGAGATCGAGATCCAGTGCATGGCCGCACTCGCGGTAGTTGGCGCGGAAGGTGATTTGCTTGAGGCCGCGGCCCCGGTACCGCCAGCCGTCGCCGCTAGCAGCGTCGCCATTGCCGTAGCGGTTGGCGTAGGCGATGTTGGCGATGCGCTGCTGCCGCTCAAGCGGCACTGCGCGCTCGCCCGGTTGTCGGCCGAGCGTGGCGGCCAGTGCGGGCGTGACGCGCGAGAACATGGCGGGCAGCGCCGCCACGGCGTAGTTGAACGATTCCGTGACACGCGTGAAGCCTGCGGACTCATGCCCGATCTGCGCGATAAAGGCCGCCTGCTGCGCGGGTGTGGAGATGCCGAAGCGCTTGCACGTGGCCTCGATGTGCGGCCACCAGCGATCGGCGAGCGCCGGCGGCAAGGCTGCAGCCTTGCTGAAGGATTGTTTGTTCATGGCTTGGAAATGAAAAAGCCCGCCGGGTGGCGGGCTGTTTGGGTGGTTTCTTGGTTGCGGACGCGCAGGGTGTTACATCACTTCGGCGGCGCCGGAATGACCAGGTTGGTCACCTTGGCCGCCTTCTTGGCCTTGCCCTGCCCGGCTTTGGCCTTGCCGCTGTTGCCGCCGTTCAGGCTCACGTTCACTAGCCAGCTTTTGTTGGCGTAGATGTGCGTGACGGTTTCGGCCAGGTAGTCGCCGTCTGCCTGCGCTTTGAAGCCTTCCAGGCGGAGCGTTTTCTCGGCGCTGATATCGCCGCGGCCCATCATCTCCAGCTCGCCTTCAGCGGTGCTGCGGTTCATGTCTTGCAGCTTGGCTTTGGCGGCGGCTTTTGCAGCGTGCGGGCTGGCGTGCACGTGCCGGTCGGTGTGCGTGGCCTGCGCCGGTGGGCCGTTGGGCGCTTCCGGGTTGGGGATATACAGATCGATCTTGCGGCCGGTCTTGACGTCGTGCGCGCGGGTTCTGACGCCGCCGACGCTGCTGCGGTCTGGCAACGTCAGGCGGTACCGCATGAGGTCGGTCGGCCGCAGCACGATGGGCGCGAGCGGTTTGCCGTCTGCGCTTTTGCCGCCGCCGCGCGGGGCGACGATGAGCCTGCCACCCTTGACCGTTGCGGTGCCGCCGTACTGGCGCGCAAGCCGGGTGATGAAATGCAGATCGCTCTCGCCAAACTGGTCGGCGCGGTCGATGTTCGCCTCGATCGTGCAAGCGGGCTTCCAGCCGTGCCGGGCGGCCACGCTCGCCACGATGGCGGCCAGCGTGGTGCCGGTGTAGCTGGCGTTGCGCTGCGCCTTGGCGGTGGCGCGCATATCCGCCGGCTTGCCGCGTATGACGATGGTGGCCGGTGGGCCGCTCAGCTCGATCTCGTCAACGGCGTACGTGCCGCGCGTGGATAGGCCCTTGCCTGCCCAGCCGAACGAGATACGCAGCGTGGCACCCTTGGGCGGGAAGGCGATTTTGCCGTCGCGGTCATCCAGGCGGATCTCGCAGCGGTCGGCTTCCATGCCGGGCTTGTCGGTCAGGCGGATTTCCAGCACGCGATCGCGCAGCAGCGCGGTGATGTCTTGGCCGTCTGCCAGGACTTCGAATTCGGCTTCCATGTGCTACGTCCAAAGCTGGATGGGTTCATCCCGCGCGGGCGTGAGGTCGGGCAGGAAGATTTCGACCCCGGCGGCGTACGGTTGGCGCCGCGCGGCGAGGCCCGGGTTGGCATCGAGCACAGCCTCCACCGTGCCGGCCAGCGTGCCGTATGCGCGGTAGCAGAGCACGTCCAGCACATCGCCGTCAGATGTTCTGATAGTCATCGCCATAGCGTCGGAACTCCAAATCGAAACCCTGTTTGCGCGGTGTGCCGTCGGCCAGCAGGCCGTCTTGCTCTTCGCCCACGCGGTCCAGGAAGTAGCGGCCAAGCACGTCGCCCGAGCCGGTTGTGAGCTGCACGGGCTTGAGCGCCGCACCAATCGCGCGCAGGCGGTCAAGCTGCCCTGCCCCCGCGCCGCCGGCGGTGAAGATGGCGCCGGACACGGTGATGGTGTCGCCGCCCGCGCCCACGGCCTGCAAGGCCTCTTGCCGCTGGATGCGTTCTTGTGCGGCGATGTTGTACCGGGTCTCTCGGCGCAGGCGGTCGTATGCGGCGGTGGATAGGCCGAACTGGAATTGCTCGCCCTCATCGGTGGACAGGACGAGCAGGCGTTCGGTGGCGCCTGCGGATTGGCCGGTGCCGAGGAGTCTGTCCGGGCCTAGCGCGTAGCTCGGCACCAGGCTTCGCACGCTGGACGTGACGGCGGGCAGCACGGCATCGAGGCGGCGGCGCACGGTTGCCAATGCGTCGCCCGTGGTTTGCGCGGCGCGCAGGACGGAGGCGAAGCGCTCGCCGGCGACGGTACGTTGGATGGCGCCCAGCGCCGCGTCTGTCAGGTTGAGGGCACGCTGTGCCGCGCCTCTTACCGCCGTCATGCGGCCGGTACCGCCGATGGCCTCGTCGGCGGCGGCAAGGGCGCTGCCAGCGCTGCCTAGGTCGCCCAAGGCCTGCGCCTCACGGCGGCGTGCATTTGCATCGCCTGTGCCATCAGGCTTGTCGAGCAACCGCTCCATCTGCCGGACATGCTCGGCAGCACGCGCCGCATGCGTTGCGGCTGCGGATGCGAACTTCTGAAAATCCATGATCTGTTCCGTTACACGTGCGAGCCGTCCGACATGGCGGCCCGGCGTTGCTGCGCGGCGTATTCGTCGAACTGACGGCGCAGGTGCGGCATCAATGCTTCTGCGAGCTGGCGCGGGTCTTTGACGTCGCCCTGCACTGTCACGGCGATTTGCGGCGCGAACTCGAACCGCTGGTCGAACTGCAGTTGCGGTGCTGGCGGCGCATTGGCGGCTGCTTGCGCCGTGCCGAGCGCTTCTTGTGCGCCGGCGGGCAGGACGGGCGCGCCTGCCTGAGGTGCGGCCTCGGGCTTCTTGTCACTGAGGGCACGGTCGGCCAGCGCAGTGCTGGCCTTGCCGCCCAGGTACGAACCGAGCATGCCGCCGAGCAGCCCGCCAACAACGGTGCCGATGGGCCCCGCGATGGCGGTGCCGGCGACGGCGCCGATGGCACGGCCTGCAGCGCCGCCGGCAAGCTCGCCGGCCAGCCCTGCACCGATACCGGCGATGGCTTTGGCCTTGTCGGCCTTGTTGCCGGGGCGTTCTGCCGCTTCTGCGCTTGCCATGCCGGCCGTGCCCACCAGCGCCAGAACGCCCGCGACAGCGCCGATCTTGCCCAGCTTGGGCGCTGCACCTTTCAGGAAGCGGCCGGAAGCGCTCAGCACGCCCGACGGCTTGGCGGCGGCCGGTGCGACCTTGGCGGCGGTTGCTGCCGCCTCCGCCGTGCGGCCAACGCCTGCGGCGACAGCAGTGCCGCGCGCGATGTCGGACACGCCCTTGCCGATCTTCCATACTGCGCGCCCGGTCCTGAACGCCAGAATCGACGCCAGCACACCGCCGATGGCGACCGTGGCTTTGGGCGACTCGGCGGCCAGCTTGCCGACGGAGGTGCCGGCACTGGCAGCGAGATCCGCCACCGAATCCGTCACGGGCTTCAGCGCATCGCCAATGCGGCGCATCGCCTCATCCCACGCCTGCCCCACTTCGGCCCATTTCTGTTTGGAGCTATCGCGGCGGTCGGCCAGGTCTTTCTCAATCTCGCCGGTGGCCTTGGCGCCCTCGCTCTTTAAGCGTTGATACAGATCGGCGTTCTGCATGTAGGCCGTCAATGCGGCCTTGACCTGCATGTCGTTGAAGAGGTCGCCCGTCTTCATCGTTTCGGCAAACGCGCGCATCTGCGCTTCACGCTTGGCGGGGTCGGATTCGCTGTTGAACTGCTGCGCGGCGGCGGCAAGCTGCTTGGCTTTTTCCGGATCGGCCTGCTCGATGTAGGCGCGGGCTAGCACGAACGATGCTTCCATCGTGCTCCAGCCCTTGCCGATGGCCTCGCGCATCTTGGCTTCGTAGTCGATGCCGGCCTTGGCGTAGTTGCCGGCTGTTTCTCCGCTGCCGATCTTGGAGAACCAGTTCTTGGTGTTGTTGGCGGCTTCGTCGGCGCTGCCGGCGGTTTTCATCTGCACTTGCAGCAGCGCGCCGAGCTGCTCGACGGAGCTGTTACCGACGATGCCGAGCTTCTGCATGTCGGCCAGCAGCACCGGGAACCAGCGCGCCATGTCGCTGGATTCGAACGAGCCTTCCTTGCCCTGAAACGCGATGGTTTCCAGCGCTTGCGCCATCTTGGCGGGGTCCGCAATCTTGGCGTTCTGCTCGAGCGCCTGGATCATCCGCGCGGTTTCCTTCGGGTCTGCGCCCTGGCTGACGGAGAACTTGCCCACCAGCGGCGCGAACGACAGTGCGCGGTCGAGATCCATGCCGGCCGACACCATCTGATTGACGGCGTCCGCCAGCACGTTGCGGCCGATGCCGCTTTGCTGCGCGGAGGCGGCAATGCCGCTGCTCATCTCACGCTCTTTGTCGGTGCGCGCGGCACCGGCCTTGATGGCGATATCGCGGATGATGGCTTCGTAGCCGGCGGAGATGGCGGTCGGCACCGCTGCGGCGGCGACAAACTTGGTGGTGTCGCCGATGGTGTTGCGCAAGCCGTCTCTGCCGTCGGCCACGAGCGCGGTACCACGGGCGCGCAGTTCGGGCCCGCGTGCGGTGCGGCCGAGGCGTTGGTAGGAACGGTCTAGCCGGTCGACCTCGAAGCCCGCTTCGCGCAGCGCGCGGGTGTTGCGCTCGATCTTGACGCGCACCTTGTCGGCGGCGCGATCGCCAGCGGCGTGCAGATCGCGAAACTCGCGCTGCAGGCGCTGGGTTTCGCCAATCGTGTTCTGCCAGACGCGCGCCTCGCCGGCGCGTTTTTTGAGTGCATCCAGCTTGGTGCCGACCTCGTTGACGGCACGGCCCAGGGTTGAGCTGACCGCGCCACCGATGAGGATGCCAAGCGCTATGTCTTTTGTTGCCATCCGTGCTCCTGCTGTGTGGCGCTGCGTTGCCGCGTCAGTCGGTCAACCACCAGACCATGTCGTCGACCGTCATGGCGTCAATGTCACGCGGGCTGACGCCCATCGACAGCAGGCGCTTGGTCAGCCGCTTGATGTCCGGCATCGGTAGCCTCGCGGTCGGCCAGCAGCCGAAAGTAGCCGCGCTGCACGCGCTGGTAGTCGACGTAGGTCAGGCCCTCGATGTCGTTCTGCCCGGCGGTGGCGAGCGACGCGAAGAGCAGGATCTCGCGCAGCTCTTCATCGCCGCCCGCCTGCTGGCCGGCGACGCGCATGTCGCGCACCGTGGGCTGGCGCAGCGTGAGCGCATCGACCTTAACGCCGTTGACGACGGCGGGAAATTTCAGCTTGATGGTGGTGGTTTGCATCGTGGTGGGTCTCTTGTGGTGGCTTACAGGCCGATGGCAACGCGGACTTCGGCGAGCTGGTCGACGCCGTCAATGACGCGCTTGCAGCCGAGCACGTCGATCTCGTGCCAGACGCGGCCGTCGATTTCGAGCTTGTAGTAATCGGCGCTGACGGAGTATTTGGATTCGGACTTCTCGCCGGGTTTCCACGAGCCCGGATCGACCTCATAGAGCATCCCGCGCAGCACGAGCACGACGCTGCGGGTCTTGCCGTCTTTGGTGCGCAAGGCGCCACGGAAGGTGCCGTTAAAGGCGTTCTGGTCGGCCAGACCAAACAGCTTGAGCACGGCGGTCGACAGCGTGACGAGCGAGAACGACGCTTCCATCGCCTCCATGCCCATGTCCAGCTTGACGGGCGCATCCATGCCGCCGGCGCGGTAGTCCTCGGTCTTGATCTTGAGCTTGGGCGGCGTCAGTTCCGACGCCTGCCCTGCGAGGTTCGTGCCATCCACGAACAGGTTGAAGTTGTAGAGTGTCTCGGGTACCAACATGCACCTCCGTTATTTGGTGTCGAGCACTTCGGTCAGCCACTCGTTGGTGACCTCGAAGCGGAAGATCGGGTTTTCTGCCGGGATGACATCGGTAAAGCGCACGTTCCACACGACGCGGCCCTGCTCGATCTGGCTGGCGGTGTTCAGCACCGGGTCTGCATAGACCTCGAAATTGATCAGGGCACCTGCGTTGCGCTGGTCGCGCATGAATGCCTGCAGGCCTTCGGTGACGTCGTGGACGTAGGTTTTTGTGATGCCACGGTCGACGGCCCATTTGTGGCCGGCCTGCGCGGCATCCATGAGGATGTCCAGCGTGCGCACGCGCGTGACGAACGACCATTTCGGATCGGCGGACAACGTGCGGTTGCCCCACAGGCGATAGCCACCGTCACGAATGATGGTGGCGATGCGAGCCTCGTTGAGCAGGTTGGCGCGGCAGGTCGGATCGTTGTCGAGAAACTCGATGGGCCGGCCGGTGCCAGTGATGCCCACGAATTCCTTGTTGGACGGAGACGCCCAGTAGCCGTATTCCGCATCGGTGTAGGCAAACAGGCCGGCCACGTAGGCGGATGCCGGTGCATCGACTTCCACATTGGCCGCGGTGTCCCACGTGCGCACGCCCGGGTCGACCATGTAGAGGCGCTTGGAGCCGAAGTTGCGTGCGTACGCGAGTGCGGCCTCGTCGGTGGTGTTCGGCCCGTCGATGATGCTCACGGCGCGCAGCTTGGCGGCAAGCCCATCCATTGCTGTTGCCACCGGCTGGCGCGCGGAGAAGCCGGGCGCGATCAGCAAGCGCGGCTGCACGTTGAAGCGCGATTTGGCGTCGAGCATCGACTGCAGGCCTGTGCGTACGCCGCCCGCCGTGACGCCGCCGATGATGTCGGACGTGAGCGCGTTGGCGTCTTCCGACTCCGCCACGCCGGTCGCCACGATGACGGCCGAGGTGCGCGCATAGATGGCGTTGATGGCGCGCGTGATGGCGCTGTTTTGACCGAAGGCCTGCGCCGCCTCGCGCGGGTTGGTGATCTGCACCGGCACATCGGGTTGCACGAGATCCGCGCCAGGGGTGTAGGTGTCCACCAACCCGATGATGGACGACGACGGCACGGCGATCGGGCGCGGGCCGGTGTCGACAATCGTGGTGGTGATGCCGTGGAAGAAAGAAGATGCCATGCGGCTCCTCGCTGGGAAGTGGAGATGAAAAAGCCCCGCTCGGTGGCGGGGCTTGCTGATGCGTTGCGGCAGGCGGGCGGCTGACGTCGATCTAGTCGATATCGATGTCAATCGCAAAGTGCTCGTCGTTGGGCACTTCGGCGTGGAGCGTACGCACGACGTTTCCTGCGCTGTACACCGTGACGGTATGCGTGCCGGGTGTGACCTCTTGTTCCTTGCCGAAATCGACTCCGTTGTGGCCCCACCGCTTCGAGCCCACCGTGACGGCCGGGCCGACCAGATTCTCTTTGTTGTGCCCAATAAGCTTGACGACGACTTTGGTCATGATTGCTCCTCAACTGTTTAGCGTGAATGGATCGTCATGGCTGCGCGCCAGTGACTCTCGTTACGGTAGGGAGCGGTGCGTCGGTTTCCTATGGGGCTTGCGTCATGTGTCGGCGGTCTGGGTCTCGGTGTTGTCGGCATCCACCGGCGTCTGGGCCGCTTCGGCGGCTGCAGCCTCCTCAGCGCGCTCTTTCTCAAGCTGCTCTGCCGCCGCCTTTTCGGCGAATACCTTGGCAGTCACGGCTTCTACATCGGGCTCATCAGGCCAATCGATGCGCTCCGGGAAGGTCGGCTCAGACAGGACGCGCACGAGATCCATCTGATACGCGGCCCACGCCTTGAAAATTGCCACCTCCACGTCGGACAGCAGTCCTGCGGCGTAAGCATCGGCTTTGCCGGCGTTGGCCTGTCTTGCGATTTCCATCTTTTCATTGAAGGCGGTCATCGCTTCATCGCGCGCACGCTTGGCAACCTGCTCGGCGGACAACTGCCACGCGCCGTCCTTCCAGACGTGGTCATTGGAAGGCCGCGGGTCAACTGTCAGCCCAATGTCTTGCGGGCGGATTCCGGGTGCGACAATTTCCGCCCGCTCGCCCGTGTCGGTTCGATACAGCACCTTGCCTCGAAAGTCTGGCAGCAGCACCCATTCGCCGTCGCGAAAGAACGGCCACGATTCGGCGGTGCGCTCTGGTAGCACCTGATCTGTAGCGAAAGCCGGCAACAGCCAGCGCCCCGGGGAGCGCGGATCTGCATCGGCCAACTGGCTGCCGCAGTACTGGCCTGTCTGGTTGTCGTAATGGTGAATCAGCATGTGAACCCTCAAAATGCGCGGATCATGGCGAGCAAGGCGACATTGCGCATGCGCGCCTCCGTGCCGCCGTCCGCGTTGATGGTGATGACGTGACTGTGCGAGCCGTTGGCGCCGATGCCGACGTTGTGGCCGTGCGAACCGTTGCCGTCCAGGCTCACGGTGTGGCTGTGGTTGCCGTCCGTGGTACTGGTGACCGACCAAGTGCCGCCTGCATCGCGGTATGACCAGGCGCCCACCGGGGCGACGGGTGTGCCACCCCCGATACCGTGAGCATGTGCACCGCCCACCGACGTGGAGCCGGTGTGAGCGTGCCATCCTTGGGCGTCGGTCCACGCCAAGTGCGCGTGTTCGCCCGCCGCAGCGCTGGCGCCAGTGTGCGTGTGCTGCCGGTTCTGGCTGTCTTGCCATGTGCCGACGCCGCGCTTGCCATCGATGCCACGCCCGTCGTCCCAGCACCGCAAACCTTCGCCGCGGAACTCCGGCAGCCGGAAGGTGGACTGCCCGTCTCCAATGGAGAAGCATCCCCACGCGTTGGCAGACCATTCGGCCTCGGTCACCATGGCACCGGTGCCTTGCGCATAGGCGAATAGCTCTGGGTAGTCGGCTCGCATGAGCAAAGCTCCGTTCAGCCGCAAACAGCCCGCGCGAGGCAGCGTGCGTACCTCAAAGAAGATGCGCCCCACTTCGTTGCCGGTGACGGCAGACGCCACGTAGGCGCGCACAAAGGCAGTGTTTGCCACCTGCAAGCTGTTATCGCCAATGGCAGGTGTCGGCACACGCGGTATACCGGTGAACTCGGGGCTGTCGGTTGCGGCAAGCTTGCGCCAGGGCACCCACGCCCCGTTCAGCAGGCGGCGGGTGTAGACGTCATTGGTGTCTGCATGCGCGAGCTGATAGACGGTGGTCCCGTGCTCGCGCCATACCTTCAGCAGGCCGTAGACGGACGGCCCATTGGTGTTCGTCGCGTTGTAGTAGTACTCGCCGGGCTCTGTCACCGCGTTCAGATCGCCGACAATCCCGTTGGTCAGGCTCAGGTCTGCGCCGATGCCCGCCGCCCTGCCTTGCGCCACCGTCACAGCGTCCGTGATGCCGTAGCCCGCGAGGGTGGTCGCCTTGTCCGCCTTTTCCTCGAGCGCCAGGCGCAGTTCCTGCACCTCGTCGTCGACATACTCGCGCGTTGCCACGACCACGGCCGGGTCGATCTTCAGAACGATATTGCCCGCCGCCTTGTGGATCAGCATCATGCGGAAGAACTGACCACGACCGGAGCCCTCCGCAAGCACTGGTTTGTAGCTGGGCGGCACGTTGGCGACCGCGAACAGCTCGCCGTCTTGGTCGTACAGGCCCAACTCGCGAGACCACCATCCGCCCACCTCTTCGGGCAGATAGACCTCCGCAATGACGATGCTGGGGTTCTTCTCGTCACGCACAAGGCGATTCAGCGGCCGGCGGTGGCGTTCGCGCACGAGTGCGCGTTGGGCGGCGCTCGGCATCACATCCACATCTGCGCCGCCGTCGATACCGCCATCGCCCACGGCCATTTCGGTGAGCGGGACCATCGTGTTAGAAACGAGCGTGCGGGCCATCTTGGCCTCGCCCGTCTCCGTCAAAGTCGCATAGTACTTAGCCATTCGATACCGTAGTGATTTCAACAACATGGGCGGCGACCGCGCTGCGCGTGGCGCCTTCTGTGGCAATTGCCTCGGGCATGTACGGGTATACGGTTACTGTGTCACCCTCCAGGCAGGCGGCGTGGGTGCCGGCGTAACCGGCGATCTCTGCGCTGAGCGTGAGCCCTGTCAGGTGTCTTGATAGCGGCCGCACGTCGTCGACGATCTGCTCGATCTCGTCGTAGGTGGCTTCCGTCGCGCCCGTGGTCTCGATGCCGACGTCGAGTGAGAACGTGCCGCGCGTGCCGGGTGGCTGCGTTTGCCACCACTCCCGAACGGTCAGCCGGTAGCCCAGCGGCTCGAGCGCGCGACGCAGCGCGCCTGCCGTGCCCTTGCGCTGGTGCACGGCAAACGCGTCTCGCACGACGCGGCGCTTAACCTCTTCGGGCCAGTTGGCATTCCAGCGGTCGACCGAGCGGGCGCTTGCCAGGTAGGGCAGCAGCGGCACGGGGCACGTGTCCACATCCCAAAGCTGATTGAGCGGGACGGGGGTATCGAGCAGCGTCAGGATGGTTTGCGCCACTGCCCGCTCGAGCGGTGTGGCGTTTGCGGGCAGCAGCGTTTTGTCACTCATCCGCGCCCCCGACAACGACGTCGATGCCGGTGCAGTAAGACGCCTCTGTCAGATCGACAATGATGTCTTCCGCTGGCTCGGTCACTTCCACGCGCTGTACGCCTGCTACGTGCGCCGCTGCAAAGATGGCGGAGCGGCGGACGTCCCGGCCGATACGTCGCTGCTCTTGCGCGTAGGCTTGGAGCCGCTCCCATGCGGCGGCCACCATGGGCTCAGCCTCGGGGCCTGGGTAGTGGTACAGCACGACGCGCAGGGGGTATCGGATGATGCGCGCCGCCTGCACGGTCAGCCGGTCGGCCAGCGGGCGGACGTCTTCATCGCTCAGCGCCTGCCGCACGCGCTCGATGAGCTCGTCCGACGCGGTGCCGTCGCCTTCGTTGCTAAGCACGGAAACGATGACTTCCGCCGGCGCCGGTGAGATGGCGCGCGCGTCTGCCACGCGGCCGTCTGCGGCGCGTGCGTGTAACTCATACGCGGCGCGCGGGCCGGCGACGGACAGGCGTTCGAATGCACCCTGCGCACGTGTGCGCAAGCTGGCTTCCGATTCCATGATGGGCGCGACCGGCGGGAACGCTTCCGGGTCGCCCGGCACGGCAACAAGCCGTTTAGTGTCCAGCCCGGCGGCGAGGTGTTCGAGATCCGCACCGACGGCAAAGCCGAGCATGGTCGACCGTGCGGAGTCGTTCACGTGCGCGCGCTGTTGGACGTCGACGTACGCGAGCAGCTCGATCAGCTTGACCACGGGGTCAGATTCCATGGTGGCGGACCACTCCGGACACAGCGCCCTGAAGGTCGCAAGGTGCCGCTGGTAGGCCGCCTCGAAGTCGAGTGGCTCAACGACGTCGGGCGGTGGCAGTGCGGAAAGGTCGATTACGCTCATGACAATACCTTCAGATCGACGGCCCGCTCGTTGTAGAGCCCTACAACACGCCAAGCCACTTTGCCCTCTTCGATGCCCTCCACGCGCACACGGGAGAGACGCAGACGCGGCTCCCAACGCGTGATGGCGCGGGCGGCTTCTGCCTGCGCAGCGGCCACCCAGCCGCGCGTGATGGGCAGGTCGACCCGGTCGGGCAGATCGCTGCCGTAGTCAGGCCGCTCGCGGCGCGTGCCGCGGCGTGTGCTGAGGATGTCGGTCAGGCTTTGCAGCAGGTGGTCCATGCCCGAGAGCAGCGCGCCCGTGCGTCTGTTCATGCCGACGATGGCCACAGTGCCTCCAACGAAAAAAGGCGGCACATGGCCGCCTTGGGATTGATGATTGGGAAACCTAGAACGGCTCGCCCACCGGGGCGCCGTCGCCCTGCTCCATGTGCGAGTGACCGCGCAGCGATATATCGCCGGCAACGACATCGTCGGTGGCCTGAATGCCGCCTTGAATGGCGACAGCCGTGCCGCCGGCGGCGCCCTGCCCGGTCAGCCCGCCGAGGAACGCCAGCGCCTTCTCCACCAAGGCATTCCCCGTGAAGGTGGACGCTGGCACATCGGCCAGCAGTTGCGGCGCTTTCAACTCTGCGCCGTCGCTGCGCAGCGTGAGCGATGTATCGCCGACCTGCAGGACGATTTGGCCGCCGGCCGGTACCGAGAGCCGGTATTCGTGCGCGGCGTGGTCGTAGTGCTCGCGGGCGCCGTCCGGGTAGTCGGAGGCGGTAACGTCTGCCGAATCGCCGTTCGCTCCGCCGTGCTGGTCTGTGTAGAAGCCGGCCAGCACAAAGCCGCCCTCCAGGCAGCCCGACGGAGAGACGAGCAACGCTTGTTCACCTGGCGACGGCGGGCGCCATTCGCGCACGGCGCCGGCGGCACGTGACCACCACGGCAACCAGTCAGACGTCCAGTCAGCGACGGTGACGGTGCAGCGGGCGGCAGCGACGTCCACCGCTGCGATGACGCCGGCCTGCACGATGCAGGCGAGGCGCCGGTCGGTTTCACCCGCTTCGTAGCTCATGGTCGGCATTGGTGTGGCGCGGCTGGATGTCGAAATCGATCGTCGTGCCGCTGGTGTCTTCAAACGCCCATTCGGGCGGGCCGAGGTCAAACTCGTGTTTCCATTCAGCGGCGATGACGCTGTACCCGTCGAGATCCGGCCGCATGCCGTCTGGGTGGAAGCCATCGCTTTCCAGCTCGGCCATAGTGACGGGCAGGCCCCACGTCTGGTGGTGCAGAACCTTGATGAGCCGTGCGGCGAGCGCCCACATGGCGGCCTCGGCGTTGGGCTCGGTCGGGTCGCCAACGACGCGCAGCTCGATCACGATGTTGATGGGCGGTTGGCCCGTGCCGGTGTCGGTACCCGGGCGCAGCGCGCCGACATACAGCAGGATGGCGGGCAGCGGCATGCTGTTTTCGATTTCCGGTGCCCAGCCGATGAGGGGGACGTCGGGAAATTGCGCTTTGAGCTGCGATTCCACGGCGTCGAACAGTTGCTGCAGATCAGCGAGCATGGCCGGTTGCCTTAAGGATTTCGTATTTCACTTCCTGCTCCAGAATGACCATGAGGCGCGCTTCGATCTCAGCCGCGGCTTTGCGGAAGGCGGCTTCGCCTTTGTCTGCCCAGTCGAGCTTGACGCCCTCGATGGGCATGCGGGCCTTGCCGACGCGGCGGAAGACCTTGCCGTCGTTCTTGCTGCCGCGCTTGCTTCGGTAGATCCACGCGTTGTCGAACCGATGCCGGCCAACGGACACGCCGCGCCGCGTTTGACGCGGGTTGCCGAGCCGGTGTGCTTCGACGGCGTTGAGGCCGAGCCAGACCTTGCCTTTGTCGGCGCTGCGCAGGAAGAAGTACAAGCGCTGGCGAACCAGTTTCTGCGCGATGTGCATCTCGGCCGAGACGTGCTTTGCGGTCTGGCCTTTCACCCAGTTGGCGCTCTTCTTCAAGGCGCGGCGCCAGGCGTTGCGCATGGCATCTTTGCCAAGGCTTGCGAGCGGGGCCAGCGCTGCGGCAATGTCCAACTCTGCCTTTAACGTGACGGACATGGTTCGGGCCTCAGTACGAGTTTCGTGGTGCCGGAGCCGTCGGGCTGCACGTCGACAACGCTGAAGTGCTCGCCCAATGCCTGCAAGCGCGCACGCTGGCGGATGCCCGCCGCGTCGGCATCGCGCAGGATCACGAACGGCTCACGCAGGCCCGTGCGCTGGCCGCGCATGGCTTCCACGTCCAACCACGGCGAATAGAACATGCCCATCACCGGATCGGGGCGCCCGTCGATCTGGACCGCGTCCGAGAGCGTCTCGAACACGGCCTCGTCCAGGTCAGCAACGTTGTCCCGGAACGGCATATCAGGCGGCCTTGCCTGTCGAGGCCGACAGCTTGATGACGGCGCGCGGGCGCGTGCACAGGTGCAGCGGGTTGGACTGCGCTTCCAGTTCCACGGCCTTGCCGAACTTGCCGGCTTCCTGCTTGGCGTAGTACGGCAGGCCGTTGGTGTTGACGGCTTCCATGTAGTCCGCCGGCGCGAAGCGGGTGATGAACAGTTCGGGCACGCCTTCGGGCACGGCATAGGCTTCGTCGTCGCCGATGTAGCCGATGTTGCCGACGCGGCCGCGATAGCGCTCCCACGTGACGCCGCCGAAGTCGAACGTGTCGCGCGGGTCGCCACGCAGTGCGGCGGCCATCTGAGTGTTGAGGTACGTCTCCCGGATGTCCTTGGACGTCATCAGCTGGCGCCAGAAGTTGCGCCCGCATAAGGCGCGCACGCCCGTGTGCGGCGTGGCGCCGAGCGAATCCTCGATCATGTCGAGCAGCTCCAGCGTGGAGGAACGCACGTCGCCGATGAGGATGGGCAGCTGCTGTTGCTTCAGCCCGAAGCGCTCGAACAGGTCGACCAGGACGGACTTGCCATCCGAGTCGAGGATCTGGCCCTTGATGGCGCCGATGCGGTGGAACTCGTGCGTGGCATCGAGCTGGCGGCGCATTTTCTGCAGGCGCTTGCTGACCACGCTCTGCAGCGCTTCCAGTTCGGTTTCTTCGCCGAAGGCGCGCAGGTTCTGCACTTCATCCGCCTTGATGGTGGCGATTTCCGGCAGGTGCACGGCGTTGAACGGAATCACCTGACGCTTGCTGCCGACCACAACCTGCCCGGGCGAGCCGCGCTCTGCCGAGGCGACGAGCTGCAGCTGTTCACCGTCGCGCTCGATCTGCGCGGTGGTGACGGTCATGCCCTCTTCTTCGAACAGGCCGAGGGCGGCCAGCCGCGAGGGCGTGGTTTCCAGCTCGTTGATGCTGGCGGTGAGCGACGTCATGGAAAAGGCGTCGTCATTGAACAGGGCCATATCAGCCATGGGGTTCTCCTGAATTCGGGTGAGTGCTTATCGAACGGCGATGAAGGCCGCGAGCAGGTCCGTGCGGGCTTTGGCGTCAAGGCCGGTCAAGCGGGCTTCGGCCACTTCGGCCAGGCGCACGATGGCGGTGGCGCGGCGGACGGCTTCCGAGGCGCGCAGCGGTGCGTAGAGGATGGCGGCGGCCTTGCCGTCTTCGGCGGTGCCGTACGGGACGTAGCCGGTGCCATCGGCTGCCTGCTCGAGCAGTTGGCCTGCGGGCAGCGCATCGCCGGCGGCGACGGCGATCTGCTCGCGCGAAAGACTGCCCGGCGCTTCGGTCAGCAGGAATTCGGCGGTTTGCACGCCTTGTGTCTGGATCTGCATCTGGGTAACTCCAATGGGTGGCTTCAGGCGAACGCCGAAGCGGTTTTCTTGCGGCGGGCGCTGTAGATGCTCGGGCCGTGGGGGCCGGTCTTGCGCTCGATGGTTTCCTGCCCTGCCACCGGCTGGCGGTTGGAGAGGCCCGGCGTGCTGCTGGCCATGACGCGGTCGTACAGCCGGGCGCGGACCTGATCGGCGTTCAGGCCGTCAGCGACGAATTGCGCGGCCAGTTCGGGCAGGTGTGCTGCCGTGCAGAGGCCGGCGATGTCTTTGGCGCGGGCGACAACGGCATCGATGGCGTCGGCGCTGGCAAGCGCGCTGGACGCTACGACGGCCTCGGCCAGTTGTGGCAGGCCGGCGGTGCGGCACGCTGCGAAGGCGTGTTGCGCGAGCGCGCCAGGATCGGGCGGCGGCGTGGTGGCGACCGGTGCTGCGACTGGCGTTGCAGGTGCCGCGGCTTTCGGGGGCTCCGCCGGCGGGGCCTCGAGCGCTTTGAGCAACGCTTCAGGCGTGTGGTCGAACCGCGCGAGCAGCTCTTCGGTGCGGACAGACGCCTGCAGCTTGACGGGTGCCTCGATCTGATCGGCGAAGCCGCGTTCCTTCGCCTCGCTGGCGGTCATCCAAGTCTCGGCGTCCATCATGGCGACGATTTCGTCGTCGGTCAGGCCGCACTTATTGCGGTAGGCGGCGACGATACCGTCGCGTGTCTTGTCGAGCAGATCGGCGGTCTTGCGCATTTGCGCGGCGTCGCCGGCGGCGATGGTCCAGGCGTTGTGGATCATCATCATGGCGTTTTCCGGCATGACGATGGTGTCGCCGGCCATGACGACGAGCGAGGCGGCGGAGGCGGCAATGCCATCCACGCGCGCCGTGACCTTGCCGCTGTAGCGGCGCAGTGCGTTGTAGATGGCGAAGCCGTCGAACACATCGCCGCCGCCGGAATTGACGGCGACGAGGATCTCGTCGGCGTCTTTCGCTACCGCGTCCAGCTCGTTGACAAACGCCTTGGCGGTGGTGCCCCAAAAGCCGATGTCGTCGTAGATGCGCAGTTCAGCGACCGTCTTGCCGGCGGCGTTGCGCGCGGCCTTGAGGTCGTACCACTTCCTCTGTTTAGCTTTCATCGTTGGTGTGTTCCTGTGTGTCGGTCACGTTGCCGGCGCTATCACGCATGCGCGGATCAGAGTCGAAAACGAGGCCGAGCCGGTCTGCGCGTTCGAAGTCGGCCGCGTACTCGGCGTCGGTGGTTTCCGGGTCTTCGCCCTGCGCGAGGATCGTGGCCGAGCGGCTGGCCAGCCCCGCGCGGATCGCAATGCGCTGCGCCTGCACGTCTTGCAGCGGGTTGATGTACGGCCAGCCTTGCGGCACCCAGCGCACGCGCAAATAGAGGCGCCGGTCCCGGTAGTAGTTGGGCATGGGCAGCACGCCCGACAGCGCGACTGCATCCGTCCAGGCGGCCCATACGGGGCGGCAGTACTGGTGGATGAAGACGTTCCACTGCAGCTGCTCGAGCTGGCGCCGGAATTCGCCGAGGATCACGCGCAGGGCGCGGTCGCTGACGTCGCGCAGATCGCCGGTGAGCACTTCGTACGGCAGGCCGACCGATGCGGCGGCGGCCATGAGCTGCTGGCGCATGAAGGGGCCGTAGTCGGTGCCGGCGCCGGGCGGTTCGGCAAACTGCACTTCCTCGCCGGGGAGCAGCTCCTGCAGGGAGCCGGGCTCCATCGATGTGAGCACTGTGCCGTCGCCGTCGAACTGGGCCGGATGGCCCGTCACCATATCCAGCTTCACGCTGGTGGGCGCTGGCCGGGTGATGAACCCTGCGAAGAGATTCGCCACCTCCTGCCGGACGAGCACTGCGTCGTCGAAGCTGTCGAGCGTGTGCAAGCGCAAGAGCACCGTCGCCAGGGCCGAGCAGCCCCGCACGGCACCCGGCCGCACCGGCTCGAATACGTGCTGGATCTCGGCGGCCGGCACGCGCACCGTTCCCGCCTGCGTGGTCGCCCGCCCTGCCTCGCCCGGGTGCCGGCGGTGCAGGTGGTAGGCAACGCGGTCGCCATCGCGGTCGAACTCGATACCAGAGACGATCTCGCCGCCGTTGGGCAGCATCTGGTTCAGGTTGGCCGGCAGGTGGTCGGCTTCGAAAAGCTGCACCTGCAGCGGCACGCACAAACCACGTTCGGGGCGTCGCGGCCGGGTGCGGTTCAGAACCTCCCCATCAGTGAACAGAGAGCGCGCAGCCAGCGTCTGCAGGCCGTAGAAGTCGAGCAGACCATCGGCGTCGGCTTCCGGTACCCAGTCCCTCCAGAGCTCTTTGAGCGCGCCGCACATGTCGGGGTCGGGATGCTCGGGATGCGGCACGATGCCAGTCCCAATAGCATTGGTCACCAAGCTTGCAATCGCCTTCTTTGCCCACGGGTCATTGCGGACGGCGCCACGGGCGCGGGTGCGGATGGTGCCGAGGTTTTGCGTGACCGAGGCGTTTGGCCCGGCGCTCGAGCTGCGCCACGCGCGACCGCGGCTGCCGGTGGTGCCGCCGGCCTCGTACGCCTGCGCCCGAACCGCCCGCTCCGCCGGCAAGACGAAACCAAGCTGGCCCAGCGCAGGGAAACGGGTCATGTGACCCCCTTGCCCGCCGAGCGCAGCCGGATCACGCGCGATGCCGGTGCGGCGTCTTCGAGGTTGCGGACGATCTCGCTGCGGATGCGCAGCATTTCGTCCACCGAGCGGTAGCGGGCGCGCCGGTCCTGAAACTGAACCTCGAGCTCGCCCTTCACCAGCGCACGCTCGATGCGCTGGAGATCTTGCTGTGTGTAAGCCATGCGGTTCTCTATCGTCGTTTGAGGTAGCGCGATGCGGCCACGCGGCGGCGTGTGTGCGCGGTGCGCGGTGGCTCGATGGCCGGTGGTGCGATGGGCGCTGCTGGCGTTTCGTCGTTGGCGGGCGCCGCGGCAAACAGGCTGCCTTGATCAAAGTGCAGCCGCAGCCGGCGCCAGTCGGGTTCCTGATACTTGTGCACGCCGAGGTAATACGCGGCGGCGAGGTTGTAGACGTTCAGGTCGAGGATCTCGTTACGGTCTCCGCGCGCCTTCACCCACTCGGTGCGCGGGAAGCCTTTCACGTAGCGCACGATCTGCTTCTCGGCGGTGAGCTGCTTGTAGAACTCCATGGGGAGATCGTTCGAAAAGTGCAGCGCGCCGGGGCCGCTGGTCAGCTTGAAGCGGTTGTAGATCCAGTCCTTGGCGGTGTCGGTGCCGACGATCCACAGTTCGGCGCCATCGACTTCGGTGGTGCCTTGCCATGTGACGTCGACGCGCGACGGGCGCTGCGCGATCACCGGCCGGTTGGGCTTGCTGGCGCCCTTCACTGCCAGCACGTGGCGCCACTGCCGCAGGCGCGTGAAGTGATACACGTCTTGCGTGTGGCTGCCGCCGGAGTCGATGGCTACGGCGCGGATCTGCATCTCTTTGCCGGAGGCGTGCAGGAACGTGGCCTGCAGGGCTTCGTCCAGCGTGGCCCACAGCGTGGCGTCGGACGGATCGCCCATGAACACCTGGTGATCGATCGTCCAACGCTCCATGCCCTCGCCCCAACCCATGATGAGCAGTTCGAGGCGGTCGTCCTGTGTGTCGACGGCGGCGGTCAGCAGCAACGCGCCGGCGGGCACGGTGCGCAGGCGGTAGTCCTCGGCGCGGTCGCGCAGCTCGTCGGCGCTGGTGCGCTGCTGGGCGTTGTCCCACAGGCGCGCGAGGCGCGTGTTGTAGAACACCTGCATCAGGCCGGGATCGCCCTTCTCCATCGCGAGTTTCGCCTCGCGGTGCTCTTTGACGAGGGCACGCCAGGACACCCAGCCAAGCGGCGCGTACATCGTCGACAGGTGGAAGCCCACCGTTTCCCCATCGCCCTGCCCGTGCGCGATCCAGCGGCCGGTCTTGTAGAGGGCAGGCTTTTCGTGCTCGCGGATCTTGTAGAAGCACGCGGGGCACTCGCAGTAGACGTCGCTCAGATCGTCACTGGCGCGCAGTTGCTCGAACTCGAGGATGTGCTCGTGGCCGCAGTGCGGGCAGGACACGTAGTAGCGGCGCTGGTCGCTCTGGGCGTAGAGCTCGGCGATGCGCGAGGCGCCGTCGATGGTGGGCGAACTCGAGTAGTAAAACTTGGCGTTGCGCCCGAAGGTGCTGGCGCGCTTTTCGGCGATGCCGATGGGATCGCCTTCGTTGTTGAGGTCGCGCACCCAGCGGTCGATTTCGTCGCCGTACACGTAGCGCGCGGAGACCTCGGCCAGGTTGGCCGCGGAGCCGGCTGTGTTGATGAACAGCGTGCCCTTGCGGAAGTCTTTGCGCTCGGCGGTGTTGGCGGCATCGCGCGAGCGGGCGGAGGCAACGCGTTCGCGCAGGACCGGCACGGCATCGAGCGTCTTTGCCACACGGGCGGAGAACCGGCGCGTGAGGCTGAGCGTTGGTTCCAGCGCGAGGAAGTTGGCCGGGGCGCGATGGATCGTCGCCGAGATCCAGTTCAACGCGATCTGCGTTTTGAACAACTGCGATGCGACCATGGCGACCACGCGCAAGCACGGATGAGCGGGCGACAGGCATTGCATGGGCTCGACGGCGTATGGCGTGCGCGCGGAGCGGTACGGTCCGGTTTCGGCGGCGCCCGACTCGTCGGGAATCACCATGAACTCTTCGGACCACTGGTCTACCCACAGTTCGGGGTCAGGCTTGAGGCCGGCCAGGAAGGCGCGGGCGAACAGTGCGGCTCCGTCGGGATGGCTCACGATGTGTCGATGGGCTCCATGGAGCCGTACCTCTCTTTCCCCGCGCGCGACAGGTCGGCCAACTTGCCGCGGTCGGGATCGTTGATGGATTCAGAAAGCACGTTTGCGCCGTGGGCGATCATGTCGTCGAGCACCTTGCGCAAGGCGGCTTCTAGGTGGCGCTCGACGGACCATGGGTCGGTCATCGAGGCGAGCTCGGGGGCGATCTGGCGCGGCAGGCCCATGATGCGATCGCGCAGGTTGGCGCCGATCTTTTCCGCGGCATCTTCGACGGCAATGCGGCTGACCAGTAGGCCGGAGACCCACTGGTATTCGGTGCGGGCTAGCTGCGCCTGGTAGTACTCGCGTTCGGCGCGGGCGGCTTGGAAGTCGTGGCCTAGGGATGGGTCGGCGTCGGGCGTTGTGTCTCTGGCGCTGTAGACGTCGCGGTCGATGCGTGTGGCTTCGTGGCGGGCGCGGACGGCTTCCTTTGCTGGGTCTGCGCCGCGCTTGATTTTCGCGAGCGTGGCATCGACGTCGACCAGCTTGCCGTCGGGCGTCGTGACCAGCTTCCCTTCTTTGCCGAGCTTGGTGACGTAGCTGGGCGACCAGTTCTGGCGCGCCGCAAACGCAGAGCGCGTCAGGAGGGTCGTTTCACTCATGATTTCACCATTTCACCTCGTCGGAGGTGAATTTCACTAAGCTGGAAAACTGGCCGCTAACGAAGAATCGCGGGTGCCCGCCCCCGCAGTACCCTGCGTGTCGTGGGGCCCCAGCAGTTGCCGGACGCCCCGATGCGCGGGCTGGCAAAATGTCGCGATCAAACCGAGTGACTTCCATGAATGACCTCAACGACGATATCGCTAGATGGAATTGGAGCAAGACACGTAAAGTCGAATTCAAAATCGAAACGACGTGGTCGCGCGTCAACAATCTAGCAAGGCTGTACTTCGATATTGCTCAGACGTCCTTCCTTGATCTCAAGAAGGAAGAGCAGAACCCCATCCCGACCCCAAGTTTCGACGAAGATCCTACGGATCACCTTCGCCAAGAACGGCGGATTCTCGCTGAAGCGATCAAAACCACGGTCTTTTCGGCCATGGCGTGTGAAGCTGGAATCTACGATCTCGCAGCGATCCACCTTGGTGACAAATACGCGACCAAAGTGCTCGATAAACTCGACGTCATTGCGAAATGGCTTGTAGTGCCGAGGCTAATCTGCGGCAAATCGTTAGAGCTAGGCGGTCCGGCCATCAATGGACTGCGCTCCCTCGTGCCCGCGCGGAACCGGCTTGTCCACGCAAAGTCACTTCCGGGATTCACGGACGCTTCGGATCAGAAGCAACTGCAAGCTGTCATCGATGCTGGGGACAAGCAAATGTCTCAAATCGTTCAGTCGGCAGTTCCAGCAGTACAAACGGTGATCTTGCTTTCCCTAGAGCTCAACCGCGTAATGGGAGTGCCATCGGGTGTCCTTCCATTCTTTGAGCGCGACTTCTACGACATGAACGAGCGCCCAGCAGGATGCCCCATAAAGGAGCTCATTGTGGAATGCCGTCAGATCGACGCCAAAGCGGCACGAGGAAACGGCCCATGAAAAGTCGAATAGTCGCCAATCGACTAAAAAAAAGCCCGAGCATTTCCACTCGGGCTTTTTCATTTCGTACAGGCGTGCGTCGCCCCACGAACCGAACTTTAAGCGACGCCCCCTCACCCCATCAATACTCGACACCGAATTTCACAATCCAAGGCCGGATCGCCACCTTCGCCGCTGCATACGCCAACGGCTGCCGCAACCCCGCACGCGGGTTCCGCCACACACCCGGCCCACGCCTGTTCCGGCACTCCACCCGAATCGCCAGCGCATGGTCGCCAGAGATCGCCTCCATTGCCGCCGCCACCTGCTGCATCTGCCACGCATCCACGCTCGCCTCGTGAATGTCATCCGTCGACATCCACTGCCGCGAGCTCGCAGACCCGCCGCACGTCGCATCCCGGTTTGAATACCACTTCTCGCCCGAATACTGCGCCTCCCAGCAGAACCACGCGAACAGCAGATCATCGAGCGCCTGATCCTCGCTCGTCACCAACGCAGATCGCCTCGTCACCTCACGCGGCTTAACGCAATACATCCTGCCTCCTCGATCCGACGATTTCGCGCATGCGCGCAAGTTGCTGCTCTGCCTGCACCACAGACGGCGGCGCCCCCACCAACGGCGCATCCGGTATCGGCGGCAAATGCTCCACCACCGCCACCCGCCAGAGCGACGACCACCGCTCCTCCGCATCAGCCCAGCGCGCCGCCTCGACGGCCTTCATCCCAAACCGCACCGCCGACCAGAACACCGCTCGCGACGGCCACTCACCTTTGCCGCACGCCGCCAGCGCCGCCGCGTTAAACGCATCCTCCGCCGTCATGCCACACCTCGCTGCAAGCTCGCCGACCGCAACCGCCCCGCATGCCACGGCAGCCCAGCCACCGCCTGCTCCGCCTGCGCCTGCAACCGCGCCAACGCCTCTTCCTGCTGAAGCCGCAGCGCCCTCGCCCGCTCTCGCGATTCCCGCACAGCAGCCGCATACGACGGCACCCATTCCGGATCGCTCGCCCGCTTCGCGTGGTACGCCAACATCGCAAACGGATCGTCCACGCCACCAGCCGCCATACGGCCCCGCCATTCGTCGATCACCACCTGCCTCATGGCCACGGGTGCACGAGCCACAATCCGTGCGACACGCGCCCTCCCCGGCCCTCTCAGGTCAACCGGCCAGGCAAGGTCTGCTTGCCACGCCACGCTCTGCCCATCCTCACTCTCTGCAAGCCCATCCCCAACCACACTCGCGTTCTGACCACGTTCCTCTGAGAGCCGGTGCCGCCGCGTGCCCCGACGGTGTTGGGGGCCGTTTCGATCCTCCCGCGCCGCAGGCGTGGGGGACTCAATCTCCTTCTTCTCACGCCCCCGGCGTGGGGGGTTAGGGGGGTTGGTTTTATAGGTGTTACCGGAATACGGATGTGTGGCGGCTTTCGCGTTATCCACAGACTCCGGCACATCCTTAAAACCCGCGTCAGCATTGAACTCGTAGCCATCCTGCGGGTGTATCGAACCTCGACCGGCTTTCTTTTGGACGCAGGAATCCGTATCCGCCAACGGGCACGCAAAAACAAGCTCGTACTGCCCGCCGAGCCGCCGCAACAGCCCCAGCTTCTCCAGCTGCGCCAACATCCGCTGCAGCTTCGACTTGTCATGCGCCAGGTAGCGCACGCCACGGCGCGCAGTGCGCTCCGTCCACTCACGCAGCGCCTGATACGAGATCCGCACCACGCGCCCCACAACGCCCGTACGGAAGTCCATACGCGGGCGCAGCGCTACCAGGTACAGATGCGCGATCTCCGCACCCGCCCCGGCCAGCGCGCTCAACTCAAGATCATTGATGCGATACGCCGACACCCTCGCCTCCCTGCGTGCGCGTCACGCCCATATACCCCGCCAACCACGCCATGTGATGCGCGCTGCCAACCGGATACTCGTTCGCCTCATCCAACGCGCGGCCAGACAATGCGGCCGCCCTGCCCTTGGCCCAAACAGCGCCAACGGCCTCGATAGGAATGTCCATGGAATCGCCCTTACAGCCGCAGAGGCGCGGCCCTACACAGCACATCAAACACCGCCACAAACTCCGGCGATGTCGACGCAACAACAGTGGATCGAAAAGCGAGGCGCTCCGCCTCAGTTGAAATCGCGCGATAACGCGACGCGCAGGCCAACGCCAGCGCAGAAGACTCACCAGCCGCATTGAACGGCCAATACACATCCGCCAACGGCCACGCGCAAGCATCAAGAAGATGCTCCGCAAACTTCGACAGCACCGGCAACCCGCGAGGCTTGAACGCCCCCGCAATGCGGTGCCACGCACAACACATCTGGTCCACCCGCTCGCACGACAGACCCACAGCAACACGCCCCGCCTTGCAGCACGTCATGCCGTGTGAAAAGCGTGGCGTGTTGTCCTGCGTTTGTGTCATGCGCGGTCTAGCCCTGTCAAAAATCGATACAACGCGGTGCTACTGGTTGCCGCCCCCAACCTCTGGCGGCAACACTGCTCCGCGGGTCACACGCCCAACGAAAACCACTCACAACCTTTCACATGACACACTTGGACATCCTTGAGGCGCGCAAAGCGGCCGAAGAATTGCTCGACAAGATCCTCAAAACTCAGCCCACCCTGTTTCAGAATGGACCAGACGCGAACGAAAAATCTGGCGAAGCGACGGCCCAATTCTGCGAACGGTTCATCGAGGCTTATTCCGCTTACCTTTTCGTGCGGGCTCAGTAACCTCCGCTAGCAGCATCAGCTCGCGCGTCATGGCTTCACGAACCTCCGTAAGACGCGCGGGCAACGGCACAGTCAAGCTCACCCGACTTTCCTCCACCATCCCAAACAGAACATTCGCGATCCGCTTGGACTCTTCCTGCGACAACTTCGCCGCCCCACCGCAATTCGCTTTACAGCTTTGCATCACTTCTCCTATGCGCTCTCGCGCTTCAAAAAACAGTCATCACGCCTTGCCACGCACCCGCTGCAACCGCTCCGCATCACGCTGCGCACGCACGCGCAGCAGCTCACGCAGCACCATCACCGAAGCGGTCGCTTCTTCAAACTCCCGCTCCAGCTTCCGCATCTCACCCTCGGAGAGATGGTTGTCCGCCAGCGCCGCAGACATCGCGCGGCTCACATCGCCCACCTCGGCCAGCACGTTGCAAAGCGCCTCATACAGATCCGTATTCGGCAGATCCTCGCGAGCCACCTCGGGCAGCGGAATCGCCACCATCCCGTGACGCCAGCACAGCGCCTGAATCGGCAGCTTCGCGTTCGGCACGCCAGCGCCCTCCGCGTGCTCCACAATCACCGACACCTCTTCAAACGACACATAGTTCGTCTGCACATGCGGCAGCAGCTTGTTGCGCAGCACCGCGGCGGACTTGTCCATGCGCGCGGCCAATCCTTCAACGCCGCCCGGGTAGCCACGCGCCACCCAGTAGAGCGCGTCGTGTTGGTTGATCTCGGAATAGTGGTGGCTCAAGTTGTCTCTCCTAAAGAAGCTGTCATGGGCGGGCTGTGCGGGTCGCACTACCGGCGGTTTTGGTGGGCGCGTACACTTGCCTCATCGTTGGAGTGGCAAGGTCCAGCGCCCAGAAGCTGACGTCTGAATGCCCTCGTTGGCGAGCAAGCACTGCTCGCCCGGCTCACGCGTTGAATGCGCCGAAGACGGCCCGCAGATGCTGCAGCCGGTATCATTCGAGGCTTGGGCCGCATTGGCCGTTGGTGTAGCCGTGTGGATGGCACGCGGGCAGAGACAAGCTCGGGCCAGATCAAATGCCAGTCGTCGGGACGAAGATCCGGACGTCGAACAGCGCCCTGCGTCGCGACTTCAATTGCGACGTATCGCGCTGGGTTGATCCGCAGACCCTTGTTCACGACTTGCGACAAATAGATCGGCGACATGTCGATGGCGCGCGCGAGTGCCGTCATGCGGCCACGTCGAGCACGGACATACTCGGTTAGTGTCATGGCCATGACGATAGCTTTTTCTATCGCGTCAAACAATAGAATCACATAATTTTGCAATCGCTAGGAAAGGGGCACCACCATGGATTTGCGCGCGCGAAGAGTTGAGAAGCTTCGCCAAATGGTGAATGACGCGGGCGGCCCCGCCGCCTTCGCTCGATTGCACAAAGGCGTCAACCCGACCTATGTCTCGCAACTGCTCAATGGCGCCGCGCCCTTCGGCGATCGAGCAGTGGAGAAGATGGAGAAGCTTATCGGCCTACCGGCCGGGACATTCGACGCTGGAGAGGCCGACCGTGACACGCAGCTTGCAGAGCGTGACCGGGTTATTGCAGAACTGCGGCAACAGTTGGCAGCGAGTCGTGCGCGCGAGGCCCGCGCAGTGAAATTGCTGGCTGAAGCAGCCAGCCTGCTCGTTGACACGGAAGTACTTGCATTGGACCCGGCGGGAAGCAAATCAAGACGCTTCGAGGATGCGCCCGCAGAGGTTGCCGAGCCAGCCGACTACGGCTATCCGCCGCTTCCCAAGGCAAAGGCGCATCGCAAGCGCGCCAGTTAGAAAATCCCGCTTCGGCGGGATTTTTTGTTTCGTGTTTAGCCGGACGCGAATAGGAGAATTCCTATTCTATTGTTGGCCGCCCACCAACAACATGACTGCCCGCGCGGGCCGTCAGTCGAATCAACAATGGGCATCCTCATTCAGTTTCCTCAGCCAGCCACGCGCACACCGCCTGGAAGACCTCCGTGTAACGGCAGCGGGTCACAAGACGTGCGCCTTGCTGCCGCTTATCGGCGCGACCTTGATCGCGCAGTTTCACTACTACTCGAGCACGTTCAGAGCGATGCATACGACGGCGTAGCTCTCATCCTGAAACCGAAGTTGCCATCCCACAAGCCAGCCTTCGTCGTCGGGGGCCTCTACAGGCACAAGCTGCTCGAGGCTGCAGACGCTGCGATGCAGTTGCGTCTTGCGATCAGGCTGCGAGCAAAAGAACAGGGCTCTGAGCCACAGCCCTCCCCCGCGCATAACAGTCCCCTGCACTCATCAAACCACCAACAAGATGCCCTAGACCAAGCTATGCAAGTTACCCTGCAGGAAAAATGGAACCATGCCACCACTCGCTATCAGCGTTGCGAGCAATTGCTCCGCCTTGCGTTCAGCAAGCAGCTGCGCGCGTCGCCGGAAACCACGGCCCTTCTGCTCACCATCACTCAACTGCACATCGAAACCGTAGCAAACTGTCTTTGGGAACTGGTGCACCAGCCGAGCCAGTTGGCTCCTCAAGCGAAGCTCGATACTGTGAACGCCATTCAACTCTTCCGGACCGCAAGAGCTCAGGTATCAGCGTGGATGCCTCCAGCGGGTCAAGAAGCCGCTTACTTTTCTGCAAATGCAGCGGCTCTCACTGAAGACATGTTGCATGAAGGAGATAAGCTCCTGGCAGATGCCGAGCGGGCTCTCGTGAGGATCGGGGGCGATGTATGCCCCACAAAATCTGCAGGCATGTAACCCAGACCTACTCTCTCAATGCCTCCTTCGCTGCTCTGATGTCTTCTGCCCTAGCGTGAGCATCCCAATCGTCGCCGATGCGACGCAACATTCCAGCAGTGCGAGGCGACGTCTGCATGCGGTCTGCCCAAGCGCGGGCTTGACGGGCAAGTTCCCGCTCTCTGTCCCCGCCTTCGCCGATTGCCTTGCTGTACACGCCCCTCATGTTGAATCGAGCGATTGCCACTCCGCTCTCCAACCGGTCAGAAGAAATAGCTTCTATGGCACGGCGAACTGCTTCATGCGGCCACGCGTTGTCGGTAGGGCTGACCGGTGAATGCGCGAGTAAATGGCCGATCCGCCCGTCCGTAACCGCTCCACGCCCTGCCTCTGCCCCAAGCCTGCGAACCTGCATGCACCACGTTAACAAGAAATCACTATCGATCTCCTGCTCCCGCTGCCCAGGCAGAATCCGAAGGCTCTCAAGCAACCGATACCCTGCCATCGCGAGCTTTTGTTGCGCCTCGCTAATTTCTTTTGCCTCTTCATTTTCGCCCTTAAACACTGCACAAATCACCTCGACAAAAACCTCCGGTCTTTCGACGAGCATCCTATGCAGAGTCAATTGCTTGTCACGATGGTCAAGCAACGGCAAATAGGCAAATTCCAGTTGCGCTAGTGCGCCACGGTCAACATCGTCACGCTCCTCAAGCACATCGAACACTTGCTCAATATAGTGGGCTGTCATCGTCCCAACTGCCGCGCCTGCGCGATTAATCTGCGCAATCGTCGCCTTCAAAAGGCGATGCAGAGTGGAAGTCGGCAGCTCGCGTAGCCGCATGCCTGATGCTTGAATTGCCTCAAACGGTCGGCCATGAGCCTCATAACGTTCGATAGCGAAATTCAACTCTTCGAACGTTCCCTTGATGAAGAATGGATGCCTTTCCGACCAATAGGCGTCGCTTATTTCGGATCCAAAGCCATCCACTATGGCCCACGTCGCCTGGCAGTCATCGAGATGCATTAAGAGGACGGCAACGCGTTTCGCAGGGATCTGCAGACGAATCACAGCCTCCTGGAAATCAAAGATCGTCCCTTGTCCAAAGCGCGCAAGAGCCTCGCTGAGAATGGCGCCGGCGACGCCATCGAGTTCGGACCCCGTGACCAAGAGCGACTCTAGCAATTGAAAAAGGGGGGGCTGTGAAAGCTCTAATGACCTTAGCGCGACAACTATTGACTGCTTGATCTTCGCCCTGTTTGCAAGCTGCGCTAGTCCTCCAATTCCACTAGATGCGTAGAGCTCGCGTACTGCAGCTAACCGTGCAGCCTCAACCGGGACCATCGGGTCTCCATGGTCCATGCCCTTGCCGGGTATATCCGGCATCCAATCGTCAAACAGCCAGGTGATATCTTCTAAAGGATCGTCGGTCTTGAATTCCCTGCAGATCTCGTCCGCCTGCGCAAGGAGTTCCTCGGACAACGCCCATTCGGCGCCAGCATATGCCCGATGTCGGTTGACCTCCTTGCGCAGAGCGTCTACAACCTGTGCACGCGCGTCCGCCTGCATCTCGCCCAAATCAGTGCGAATCGCAACAAAAAACTCTGTGAAGATCTGAGCGGGAAACTCTGACATCGCTCGGATCAGAATCTGCCAGCGATCGGGCGCACCACTTGCATAGTCGACCGCCAGCCGAACCACATAGGTCTGGTCTGCCCATACTTCACCGTACGTCAAACTCTCATTCTTCAGCGGGCCAAACTCTCGAAATTTTGGCTGTGCCGCTGAATCTGATGTGTCGTAAGCTCGTGGGAGTAAAGCCTCAAGCAATGGCCATGCAATAGAGTGGACTTCTGAAATCACGGCTCGAAGAACTGCCTGCCGTTCTGGCTGGCTTGCATTCGTACTCGGCGACCAAGCAAGGAGAATAGATCTCAAGCTTCTTAGCGGCCGATTCTGAAGCCTACCCTGTGGGTCTACAACCGCAAGGCGAGCTAAACACAGTGCTACCCGGTGCAGGAGTTTTGAATCCCACGCGAGAGTCTCCAAAGCCCAAAGCAGTCCAACGTGAGGACTGGTAGGCGCAAAAAATTCTTCGCGCTCGTCAAAAATCGGTCGAATTAGTGTCGCGTCGCCCTCAAGCAAACGCTCGAGGGCATCAAGGAAAGGGACAGGCGCCGCCTCCGCAAGGAGAGCCAAGTTATCTGACAAAGCTGCCATTAGTCGATGATCGGAAGTCAGCCCCAGCAAGCTTTTCACAGTCCGATCAACGAATTCTTGCGGCGTGGAGCCCTGTACGCTGAAGTCAGCTTGCTCGTGCAACACGGCCATATGCAATAGCGTGTTCATTAGCCCGTCCCGCAGCCACCTGCTATGCGTGTCTTCCCGCTCAGAAGGTGAAACATAGACGTCGCTTGCAACTGGCGCTGACAAAGCCTTCGAGAAGACCGCTGTCAGTGCGTTGGTGAAGCGATCGAGGTGCTCTTGGCCGATTAGGTGTCCCAAATACACGAAAGCGTCCACTGAAGCTCTCATCGACCATATATCTCCAACATGGTCAATGGGGGAGTCACGCAGCTTGGTCAGACCACGAAGAGGTGCTTCAACTTGTTCGTATGGAACCCGGTCAGCAAGCAGGCAAAGTGCCTCCTTGTCAAATTTTCTTGTTGACTGCCAGGCGCCGGCGAGAAGAGCGGGAACGAGAACTTCCGCGTCCTTAACCCATTCAGGGGTCTCTGCGGTGCCGCTCGGCCTTTGCCGCGCAAGCACGGCAAGACTGCGTCCACAACGACGGGCAATGTCATATCCCTCTTGCTCAGAGAAGCCCATCCCCACAAATGCATGGCCCAGCACGGAACTATGTGGGCGATTAAGCAAGGTATGACTTCCACGTTTTTCATCAGCACCTGCACTGACAACTGTCGCCCCGCTGCGTGACAATAGCCCCACAAATGATCTTGCTTCGCCCCGTGGCAAAAACACGTGCCCTGAACGCGCAGACATAGCCCTCGCCGCCTCGGCGGTATCAAGCACAAGCGTTTTTGCTTCGAGAAACTTTCTGACTTCTAAGTCTGCCTTCCGAATCGCCGCGATCGCAAAAGCAACCACTTCATCCGGTGTATCTGCCGCGAATGCGACCCGATCACGAGGCTGCTTCAACCCTCTGAGTAGGTCATTCGCTTGACCCTCCCTTCCTGCAAGCAAGACGTCTTCAATAAGAGGAGGCTCAAAGCGAGTAACAAATTCCTCCCAGAATTCGTCAGTACTGCGTACGCCAGTTGCAGGCAATAGCTGAAGGTCGTATTTGGCAAACCTCGCCGCCACAGCGGGGCACAATGCGAACCAGTCTTCCAGTTTTGGTCCATCTATTAGCTCAACGGATAGCCACTCTTTCCTGCTCCGCTTCTCCTCCAGCCATGTGGAAAGCTCTTTCTTGGGTTTATCCCAAGTGTGGGGGGTAACAAAAACAAAAGTGATTTCTTTGCGCACCTCTGGATCGATCTCTTCCGTGCGTTTATCGTAATCGCTATTGGCCTTAGTTTCGATGTCTTTGGACGCACCGAACTCCCAAATCGATTTTCCCCCGGGTACGTAAGGCGGCACGCCCACCGCATCCAGCACGCCATCGAATCCGCGCACTTGCCCTTTATCGTCCTTTGGAAACCGAATATCCGAGATATCCGTGGCGACTGCACGGATTAAATCTGCCACGACACCCGGAAGCCGATTCTTAGCCTGAATTGTCTCAGACCATTGCTGAAGATTTAGCGCAGATACCCAACGCATTTTTCCCCTCCCTGGCTGCCGAATACTAAACGCAAGTTATTATGACCGGCTCACCAATATTTTTTTTAACCACCAGAGCCCCATACTGAATTAGCAGAAGGTGCAAGCATCTGCTTAACTGAGCCCTACTTCGCTAGTGCATATGTAGCCCGAACATCCCTTGCAATCATCGCCGGAGACTCCTCCCCGCCACCGATATGGAACTCATCGAGATACCTATCCAATGTATTCTGGCGTGGATCTGATACGGCAAGAATGTAGGCAAGATAGAAGACCCCAATAGCAACCGAAAAACTCTGAAATTCATCGTCCTCTGGACTAAGGCGGTCGTGAAGCCAAACTTGCGCGAACCGCTCCACCATCTTTCCGTGCTCCCGTACCGCCTTCATCAATTTTTCGGCTGTATTAATACCGAAAAACCTCAATCTGTCGACCTCACGCCCGGCGTCCTCGATGTCCATCTCGTTTTCCAAACCGCGCCTACCCGCTCTTGATATCGCGCGATTGATATCAATTATCTCCTTACTTCCTTCGACAATTGCTTTGAGCGAGGCGGCATTTAACTCAACTTCAGCAGGAGAACTTTCTATCTTTCCTTTGACCGTGCTGGAATAATCTTTCAGATAGCCTCGGATTGTATTAAATTCTTCATCCGCCAGCTCCAAAAGGCCAGCCAAGCGCGAGAATTGGCGTCGAACTTCGCGGGGAATAGCGTTGCTCGTCTTGTAGCCGAGATCATGCTCTATCTCTGCCCATGCGTGCTGCAAAATCGAACGTACTTGGATCTCGGCTTTTAGGCCTTGGAATTTCTTATATTCCGAAAGCGTTGCGCGGTTAGCTGCATTGGACACAACATAGTGCACCGAAAGATAACCAAACCTATCCGGATCAAGCGCTCTCGCCTTGTCGACAGAATTCTCGCTGTCGATGATAAATTCTGATTCGAATATATCAGAAACCTTTCTCACATCGTCTTCGAAATACGTAATAACCCGAAGCCCGCAAAGATCAGTAATCTGATTCAACGAGGCATATCTGGCACCCGGTTTATATAATTTCCGCTCCAAGCTCTTTCTATCTTTGCATCGGAAGGATACCGAATGAAATGGAACTGCCGCCGCCGTTAGAAGATCTTCCACTAGCGCTTTTAGTTTGACGCCAAAGCCTTCGTAGAGATGCCTACTCGCATCAAATTCAGACAGTATTTCGTGGCCTTCTCGGACTGATATGTTACTCATCAGAAAGTCGCTCCCCCATCAACACGTTACAGCCCCCGATTTTCATAGCTGAGTAGTCACCATTGCGTCGATCTCGGCGCTATCTGGCCGCCCGTATTTTGATACTTTACTACACTGACTGAGTGGGTCTCCGCGAACGGCTTCGAATAGTCCCCGTAATGTCGATACCCGGCGAGACCAGAATACAGCGATGTGCCCGCCCCGGTCTGGATTTGCAAGGTGGTGACTGACGCATAACCGAAAGTTCTACTTCTTTCCTGGTCCCTGCCACGCTTTCCCCGATTAATCGGGTTTCCTGTCTAGAGGCACTTAGACTGGCAATAGCCCCCACTAACCAAAACGCGTGGCCCGCTCGATTGGTGTGTGTACACAAGCGTTGCGCTCCAAGGGCAAGGAAACGCTACCGGCCTACCACCAACACATCTTCACACTTCAACTATTGTTTATGTAGATAGTTTTTACTATCGTCGGTGCATCAACGACCTCGGAGCACCGCGTGAAAATCTCTATTAAATGGGCAGCCGTCCTGAGCTACTTGGCCGCCCTTTGCCTAGTCCTAGCCTTCCACGCATACGCCCTCCATCTCGACGAATCATCCGAGACAGAGCCCACGCGCGTCGCCCAGCGCCAGGCATAAGGAGGACACGATGCGCCGCACCACCCTCCACCGCCTCGCGTCCGGCTACTTCAGCCACCACCCTGCCCTCGGCCTCGCCGTAGTGCTTTTCGCGTTCGGCCTCGCCGGCGCCATCGCGCCCGAAGCCGCAATGGTGCTCGGGGGCTGACATGCCTCCGCGCCCTATTACAGACGCGGCCGTGCTCGCCGAGCGCAACAAGCTGCGCCTCATCTGCACCGACGCGCAGGCCCTGGCCGCGGGCCCCATCCGCACCGCCATCGAGGCGTCCGCGCACGCACGCACCCATCCGCGCATTCGAACGACCCGCCGCGTGTGGGTCGACCTCAAGAAACTGGCTGCAGGCGACTTCGACGACTGACCAGCCGCAACGGAGACCAACCATGCATCGCATAGTGAACCGTACCCCCGCCACCCTTCGCATCGGCAAGCACGACGTGCAACGTCGCCCCGTGCCCGGCTCGCTGCATTGCAGCTACACCCTGCGCGTCGACGGCATTGTCGTGTGGGAGAGCATCAGCATCCCCTGCGCACGAGATCTCGACGGCGCCGTCAAAACGCACCGCTCGTGTCAGGAAGTCATGCAGGCCACGCGCCGTGGCGGCCGGCGGATGGGTATGCAGAAGATCAACGGCGCTGTTCGGCCGAAGCGGGGGGCGTTGTGATGTCGGCCACGGAAGTCCCAAAGGAAAGCACGCTCAATCCCCCGGCCGGCTCAACGGAGCTCGAAAAGCTGCGTGGACTGATAGCAGATGATGGCTTTGCTGCCACGTTCCAAACGATGGGGCGGTACCGAACGGCATTGCTGCAGATCGCGTCCGCACTTGCACGAAGACCCTCGAGCATTGCAGTGAGTGAAACCCTTAAGGAGTGCCCATTCTGCGGCGACGACATGAGCAACTTTGTCCCGGCGCGCGACGGCTTCACGCAAGGCCCAGGAATGCACTACGTGGAGTGCGATTGCGGCGCTAGTGGTGCCGGTGCCAAGACGGTTGCAGAGGCCATTTCTGCATGGAACACGCGCGCACAGCGTAGCGTAGACGGAGTGGCGACCGCCCTGCTGCAAGCCAACCCTATCCCTGCAGAAGACCCGACTGCGAACGCTGAGCCGGTTGTTACCGACCATTCTGTTGACGTCGACGAAATGGTTCAGCAGCAGACCGCCCTCGTGCAAGCCGAGGGCGGCGAATTATGAGGCCCATCATCTATCTTGATCTTCAGTCAGTTGCGGCCGCGATATCGCTCTCCGAGACAAGCGTCCAGCAACTGGTGCGCGAAGATTCCTTTCCCAAGCCGCGCAAGATCTCCGCGCGTCGCGTTGGATGGCTCTTGCGTGAGGTGCAGGAGTGGGCGGAGGGCCGCCCGGTCTCCGACCTGCTGCCCCCAAAGAACACCAGCCGGCGCGGCTAGCGGCTTGGCAGCGCCGCGCACCTCTCCAAATGCGCGGAAAGCTTCAGCAGCCACTCACGCCGCTCCCTGTCGTAGGTGTGCCGGTTGTACACACCTTCGACGCCCGGGAGCATATGCCCAAGAATTGATTCGCCAACTTCCATCGGGCAGCCGAGCGCTGCCAACATCGTCCGCCCTGTCCGTCGCAGATCATGGGGAGCCCAGTACTCCACTGGCAGCCGTGCACGCTCCCGCTGCGGGTGTGATTTGCAGTAGGACATGCGATGCCACACTCCGTGGCTGATCACCTTTTGCTCTGTGTGGCCACCCGACTGTGACGGGAAGAGGTAACCTCGGCCCGCCACAGCCAAGCGCCTCCGCACGACCGTCTCTGCCCGACCAACCAGCGGCACCCGCAGATCAGTAGCACCCTCGTTCTTAACGTTCTTGGTCTTGCCGTGCGGCACAGTCCACCACAGGCCGTCCGCTTCCTCCGAAATCTCCTCTGCCTCCATGCTGACAATCTCGGCGCCCCGCGCGCACGTCCAGAGGTAGAGCGTGCAGACGTCGTCGATCAGCGCTGGGAAATTGGGCAACCACCGAATCAGTTCGCCCACCTCGGCATCGGTGAGCACGCGCTTCGCCGTGCCCATTGTCTTGCCCTGAATACGTCGACCGACACTGCGCAGGCGACCACGCATCACCTCGCGCCACCAGTTGGGCACTCGCTCGCCCAGCCGTCCAGAGTCATGGCCGTACGTCCACACCGCCCCCAACTCCGTCCGGAGCCTGCTTGCCTGCGTGGGGATGTGGGCGTACGAATTGATCAGGTCAAATGCCACTGACCGGGTTACCTGCTCGGGCAGCATGTGGGCAATCGGCTCGAGCATCGTGTCGAACATCCGCCGGATCTCTTTCGCACCCTTGAGCGCGCGATGGCGCTCCACGTGCCCGACCAGGTAGTCGTCACACATGCGCCGGACCGTGTAAGGAATATGGTCCGGTACAATTTCGCCGTTTGAGACCGCCCGCGCCGTTGTGCGGCTATTGCGCCGTTCGTTTGCAATGTCGCGGCCGCTATCGCGCGCCTGGCGTAGCTTTTCCCATTCGACGATCGCAGCTGCCGGAGACATGGCCGGCCATTCGCCAATCTTTACTTGGCGCATGCGCGCATCAACGGGAGATTTGTATCGGTAGATCCAGGTCCGCCGCGTAGCGCTGCAGACAAGGCGCAGCCCAGGCTGCGTGTCGAGAGTCAGATGCTGCCCAGGTTTCAAGGCCTTGGCGGCACGTGCATCGAAATACAT